ATTACCCCTTGAGCAATGTGATTAACAAGTATAAGAGTATTATTTTCAAGTTTATTACATAGTTTAGTTAAGAACGTATTACGAAAATCACTATCGTATATGTAATCCAGCTCTTCCCTATAAGCATTATCAGAAAGATAACGCGGAGGTACCTTATACTCTAAATTCAGTACTTTTACGTTAACATTAGCAAGATAATCTTCTAATCTTAACTCATAACTTGTCTTTTCATATATAACTGGCCCAAGTTTACCTATAATTGACCACTTATCTAAGTTATTTTCAGGTAAAGTACCTGTAAATCCATACTTATTATGTGTTTTGATCTTAGATACTATCTTACTTACCTTGTTAGATGCTTTTATCTTATGACATTCATCAACTATAAGCAAATCTACATATTTCATCCAGTCATTATTATCAAACTGACTCTGAACTATACCTATATTGCATATAATAACATTAGAAGTTAGATCAGGCTTAGTTTTACCTGTCCATTTAGTCATTTTAAAGGTTGTACCTACATCATTAAACTCTTCATACGTTTGAGATACTAAGCCTAAGTCAGGAACTAATACTATACATTTAAAAGTATCTTTATCAGGGCAACTTTGAAAGTAATTTTCTATAAGAGCAGCAGTAGTTAGCGTTTTTCCAGCACCTGTACCTAATACACACGTACCTCTACCTATCTTTAATGCCTTCTTAATTACTTCTTCTTGATATTCTCTTAATTCTAAAGTAAATTTTTTATAAAGTTCAATATCTCTACCAACATCTAATACTTTTTGAAGCTTATCTGTAATACTGATATCTACTTTTATCTGCTCTTTAATAAGATATTGCCTTATATCCCAATACAACCCTAATTCACAAGCACCTGTACCAGTTATAGCATATTTTCTACGAGCTGCAAACCGGCCTCTATATCTAGCAAATCTTGCTCCTTCATTTTCAACGCTAAAGTGTTCTCTAATCTTATCGAATAGAGAACTATCTTCAGTTTTTACTAAAAGCTTTCTATTGCTAGTATTATAATCAAAAGTTAACATTAGAGCTGCTCCATTTTATTGATATCGATAATATTTTTTATCTCCCAATGCATTTGACCCATAATCTTTTCAACCTTTTCTAAGTATTCGATAATAGAATCTTGCTCGTGTATTGAATCATTAATCTTACCAATTGAATCATGTCTTTCAGCTGCTGATTCCGCAGCAGATTGACTAATCTTTACAGGTGAATCCGCAATAACCTTTTTAACTACTTCTTTTTTAAGTTGTTTCTTCTTTCTTAACAAAGAGTTACGATTAATTTTTGCGTCCATAAGTCTTGCTACCCAGAAATGTTTCTTAGCAGGTAATCTCATTTGAGATTCTTTAATATTGAAATCATCTAAATATAGATCTTTAGTAATTTCTTCAATATACTTTTTTAGCAATTCCATCCATCTATTATAAATATATATAGAATGGAATCAATNGGNAAATTNGAAAAGATCTTTTATAANTTACTGGAAAACAATATCGCTGGTGATGGTGGTGCTTTAGGAGATACAGCAGCTGTATATGATCCAGCAGCGGGTAGAATATCTTCTAATGATGATGCTTATGCACCAGGAGACGCTAGAAGACCTAAAGTATTAGGTAAGGTCGTATCGAGAGCTGGAACAGTAGGAGGTAAGAAAAAGAAGAAAAAGAAGAAGGAAGTTGATGGTCTTGATGGGTTATATTTATCGGGAGAGGATGAAGAAACTTTACCTGAAGAGGATGCAGAGAAGAAAAAGAAAGCTGATAGATGTAAGCGTAGAGCAGATTCAGTTTATGGTAAGAAGACTTCTGCTTATAAGTCAGGTGCTATTGTAAGATGTAGACAAGGTAAAATTTGGAAGAAGAAAAAATGACACAGAAAGATTTACTAGAAGCTAGTGACTCTCTTCGCCAGTGGTTTAAGAGAGGAGGTACAGATCCTAAGACCGGTAAGAAGTTTAAGGGCTGGGTCAATTGTAAGACTGGAGGTCCTTGTGGACGTAAATCTAAAAAATCAGGTGGTAGTTATCCTGCATGTAGGCCGACTAAGGCAGCATGTAAGAAGATAAAAGGTAAGATGTATAAAAAGAAGAGCTCTAAACGAGTTAACTGGAAGAGTGAAAATGCAGAAGAGCCTAAAAAAGGTACTGGTAAAAAGCCAAAGGGTTCAAGCAGAAGACTTTATACGGATGAAAATCCTAAAGATACAGTAAGTGTAAAGTTTAGTAGTGTATCAGATATTAGAGATACTTTGAACAAGTCTTCATTTAAGAGCAAGTCACACGCAAGACAGTCACAAATTATTAATTTAATACATCAAAGAGTTAGAGCAGCTAAAGGGAGGGTAAAAGATCCTGTTAAGAAGAAGAGATTAACTGCAGCTTACGAATATATTTCTAATAAGAAAGAGGCTAGCAAGCGTAAAACTAAACGTTTGAGAGAAGAGGATGGTGAAAAGAAAGGTATTCATAAACCTGTTAAGCCAGGTATACTTAAAAATAGATTAGGTAAGTTATCATGCAGTAAGGTTCGTGGAGCTAAGGGTAAACTTAAAAATAAGGGTACACATTATGCAAAAGCACTTCAACGTTATTTAAATTACCACTGTTAAGCATAAATATTGTTATGGAATTTAATGATTTAGTAAAGCGTCTACTAGAAGAAAATAAGGTTCCTGAAGAGGGTGCAGAGGGTACTTCATTTACGTTAGATGATGTATTAGAAAGTGGGATGGAAATTCTAGCTGATTACGGAGCGTACGAAGCAAATCTAAGAGGTCCCGAAACAAAAGGCGCTGGAGTAGACTCTCTTAAAGACCTTGTTGAGTATTATCTAGATAAATTAGGGTTAACAGATACAGATGCAATGTATTATAAGAAAAGGCATGAAACATATCAAGCTATTTGGGATGAGAACTTTAGACTTAATAAAGAATTATTAAGTCATGCAGATAAAAATGAAAGAAAAGATCAAGAGATCTTAAATCAACGATACAATGCTATGATATTATCTGCTATGAACGCACCGCAAGAGGGAGAAGAAGAAGATGATACTCCAGAAGAAGATGCTGAGTATAGAGGACGTAAGGTAAAGCTTAACAAGCCTACGAGAGGCGACGTTAAAAAGTTTAAAGTATATGTTAAAGATCCTAAAACTGGTAATGTAAAGAAGGTAAACTTTGGTCATGGAGGTACTTCTGCTAAGAGAAAGGGTGAAAAGACGATGAAGATTCGTAAAAGTAATCCAAAAGCTCGTAAATCATTCAGAGCTAGACATAATTGTGATAATCCTGGTCCAAAGACTAAAGCTAGGTACTGGTCTTGTAGAAAGTGGTAGATTTAGGTCATTGGGAGGGGGTTTTAGAAGAAAACACGGACCTACCTTACGGTTTCATTTATAAGATAACTAATCTTACTAATGATAAGAAGTATATTGGTAAGAAACAATGCCAATCTATTAGAAAGCGNCCTCCTTTNAAGGGTANAAAGAATAAACGCCATGAAAAAATAGAAACTGATTGGAAGACCTATACTTCTTCATCTAATGAGCTCAATAAAGATCTTGAAGCATTNGGTATGGATAGTTTTAAGTTTGAAATACTTAGATGGTGCGATTCGAAGTGGGAGTTGAGTTATTACGAAGCTAGATTACAATTTAAAGAAGAAGTTTTACTTCGAGATGACTATTACAACGGAATTATCAATGTTAGAATCGGAGGTCGTAAGTGATCCAGTACGTGGGTTTGAGTTTATCAACTTTAATAAGTGTTTAGATAGGTCTTTTAATGAATATCTACTCTATATTAATGAAAACGAGTTAAAACTTACGAGAAAGGATAAAAATAAACTTGGTATTCACTTTATTATTAAAGAATTAGTAAGAGTTTGTAGTGAAACTAATAATAAAAAGTGGTTTTACTATAAAACTAACGGTAAATCTATTGAACATACTCTAGTTAAGCGTATTTTTAATGCTTTACCCACTAATATTACATATAATGATGAAGACTTTAATACTTTTCTAGATGAACGTGACTATATGTCATTTAATAAGAAGGATACTTCAGCTGTTTCGTTTTATAAGTTTAGATTATTCTTAAGAAGGTACGAACTTCAGCAAATTGAAAAGGAGTTTCTATCAAATATAAATATAAAACTCTCTTTATTGCCATAAATATATACATGCGCAAGTTTCTTAAGCTGGTTGAAGAAAGCAAACCCGGTAATAATAGTCAGTATGTTATTTCAATAAATGGTCCTGCAAAATTAGAAGATATTAATGTATCAGGTGATGAATTTACTTTTGATTTACATCAAAAAATAAAAGCTATTGTAGAGGGTAGAGCAGATGTAGAAGTTCATGATTCTTTTAGTAAAGTGGAAGATAATGAAATGATTGATAAGGAATTTAAAAAGAAGGCAAAAACAGATCCAAAATTTTTAAAAGCTATTCAAGATAGAGAAAGGGCTTTAGATAAAAAATTAATGGATTTTGAAAAAACAACACAAGAATTAGAAAAACAGTGAGAACCTTAAAAATAATGGAAGAGATGATGGCTCTCTTTGAACAAGAAGAGGATGTTGATATTGCTGAAGTTGAAACAACTGATACTGACGCTGAAACAACTGAAGAAGCTCCATCTCCCGGTGTACAAGCTATGGCAGAACTTATAGCAGCTGCTTTTGCGTTTATGCCTACTGATGAAGAGGCTAGTGATATTGAGGAACTTGAATTAAAAGAAATAGGATCACATACTAGTGCTCCTAAAACAGAAGATCCAAATCCAAGATCGCTTATTAAAAGTGTAGTAGTTAGGTTGCCTGTAGCTTTAAGAGCAGTATATACTAGAGGACCTGGTTTAAGTGGCATTACACCTGAGTCAGAGTTATATTTAGCTCAGATACTTGCTGATGCATTTAGATATAAGCCTACAACACAGGAAGCGCGAATTGCTAGTGGTGTTAATGATGAACTTAATGAAACAGAGCCTATGAAAGTTATTGAAACTATTTCAAGACTACTTCAATTTACTGATGAACCCTTAGAAGATGAACTTTTAGAAAATTAATATTATGCAATGGTCACTAGAAAAAATTTATAGAGAGCAAGTTAAAGGTAATATACCTGCGCGTAAACATCTAAAGGTAATTGGTGAGGATGTTGAGGAACAAGCAGATTCAGATGTGGATAGTCTTAAAGATGAAATTAAAGCAGCAGTAGATAGCTTAAGCTTTGACGATACTAAAGAGGCTAAAAAATTACTCGCACAAATATATAACTTTCCAACTTATAAAAATGTTAAGAGTAAATTAGGAGATAAAGGATACAGCCCGTTGATATTTAAAAGGTTTAGCGCTGATGTTCAGCGGTTAATAGAAGATATACCACCAAGCAGTAGAGATAAATTTTTAGCGTACTTACAGTCGCCAGAAGATGAGTTAGTATTTCCAACAAAAATACGCGAAGGTAAATTATCAGATTTAATAGGAGATAAATTAGATTATAAATTGGTAGATTATATTATGAGACATACAGGTCAAGATGAAGGTGGCCGTGGTGTTGGTATGGGCGAGCTTGCACTTGCTCTAATATTTAAAAACTTAGGTGCAGGCGGTAGAAAGAAAAAAGCTAATGTAACAGCTGCGCAAAATGCAGTTAGTGAGGCTATTAGTGAATATAAAGCTAATGTCGGAACTAAGGGATTCGGTCAAGCTACAGTCAAGAAAAGAATAAACAATACAAATTTAGATCAATCTAAATATGACAATCAATATATATACAATTTAGATAAGGCGTATAACGATTTATTTAATGCTAGTAAAGAAAAAGTTAAAGGTGATCTAGAGTTAGATGGTGAGGAGTTTGAAATTAAAGGAGAAGGCGCAACTTTAGGACCTAGACCAGATGATGTTAGTGGTAGACATAAGAAAGATACTGCTAATAGTTTAGCTAATATGGGTATTAAAGAAAAAGGTAACGGTTATTTAGTTGGAGAACAAACAATATCAGGGTTAAATAATTTACCGGTAGCTATATCTACAGCATATAATCTTAGCAATGACAGAAATAAATTTGAGAAAATATTTAAAGACTTTTTAAAGGTTAGTGGTGAGTTTTCAAATATAGATGACCANTATAGTTCATTAAACTTTGATTTGAGTAATCCTGCTTCTATTCAAAATGGAATAGGTTTACTTAGCTTTATGGATTATGCTGAAAAAGAAGGTTTTGAACATTTCATGTCCCATGATGTAGGTTCAGGAGGTGTGGGATCCGGTCGATATGTTTATGTTAGTGGTAGTCCTGTTGAAATGGCTAGAAAGTTATTAGAATCGTCAGCCAGATTTGAAAAAGTATCTAGATCAAACTTAAGACCTAGAATTGGATTTGGAAGTAATTATGCTGGAATGATGCCAACATCAGTTAACGTACAGGAAACTGAAAAAATAAACGAAATAGAAGAAGAAGAAATAGAATATTATTAAGATGAAGACATTTAAACTATATTTCGAACAATACCAGCTTCTAAATGAGGCTAAAGCTAATACGCACCTTACGCATTTAGAGGAGCTTATTCTTACTAAAGGCGAGGGCGGCTATAAGACAGCAAGAGGTTTTATAACCGATTTGCTTTCACATCTACAAGGTAAGAGCAAAAGAAAAGTAAATACATCAGTCAAATGGGATGGTGCTCCAGCTATTTTTGCTGGTAAGCATCCAGAAACTGGTAAATTCTTTGTAGGTACTAAGTCTGTTTTTAATAAGACTGGACCAAAAATTAACTATACCGATAACGATGTTGAGATGAATCATGGGCATGCACCTGGATTGGCTGATAAATTAAAGAAAGCTCTTAAGTATCTTCCTAAGCTTGGTATTAAAGGTATACTTCAAGGCGATTTTATGTTTGATTCTTCATCTGTTAACAAAGAAGTTATTGATGGGGTAGATCATTTTACATTTAAACCAAACACTATTAAGTATGCTGTAGAGAAAGATTCTAAATTAGGTCGCGAAATAGCTAATTCAGTATTTGGTATAGTATTTCATACAGGTTATTCAGATTTAGATAGCGCTCCTCAATATGGTATTAATGTAAAAGGACTTAAAAAGGTACCAGGTGTATGGGTTGATGATGCTATATTTACTGATACTACAGGAACAGTTACTTTGACAACAGATGAAGCAAAACAAATAAAAGATTATGTAAAGACAGCAGATTCTATTAAAGTAGATTATAGAGATCTACCTCTAGACCTACTAAACATTTATGCTAACTCTGAAATTCAAAAAGGTCAGTTTTTAGAAGATCCTGAAGTTTCATTTAATAACTTTGTTGATTGGTTCAAAGGTAGAATG